ATGTTAAAGCTATTTAGTCGTTATGTTTCTGTTGGTGTGCTGAATACAGCCATCCACTGGGTGTGCTTCGGAGTGATGCTCAGTTTGATTGGCATGAACCAAGCTATATCTAACCTTGTCGCTTTCTGCGTTGCGGTGACATTTAGCTTTTTTGTCAATGCCAAATGGACATTTAAATCCAAAGCAACAACTGGCCGGTATGTAGCGTTTGTCATCTTTATGGGGGCTATGGCGGCACTGACTGGTTACATTGCAGATCGCCTTCACGCGCCAGCGCTAATCACCCTGATTGCATTCTCTGGACTCAGCCTGGTAGCAGGGTTTATCTATTCAAAATTCATTGTCTTTAGGGATACGAAATGAAAATTTCTTTAGTCGTTCCGGTCTTTAACGAAGAGGCCACGATACCTATTTTTTATAAAACGGTACGCGAGTTTGAAGGCCTAAAGGAGCATGAAGTTGAGATAGTCTTCATCAATGACGGAAGCAGCGATTCGACAGAATCAATCATCAATGCGCTTGCTGTATCTGATAAATTAGTGGTACCACTATCGTTCACTAGAAACTTTGGCAAAGAGCCAGCCCTATTCGCAGGTCTTGATAATGCTACTGGTGAAGCTGTTATCCCAATCGACGTTGATCTGCAAGACCCTATCGATGTTATTCCTAAACTCATTGATAGGTGGCTAGATGGCGCTGATATGGTTCTGGCTAAAAGAGCAGACCGCTCTACCGATGGAAGGCTAAAGCGCAAATCGGCTGAGTGGTTCTATAAGCTACACAACAAAATTAGCAACCCTAAAATCGAAGAAAACGTTGGTGATTTCCGCTTGATGTCGCGAGAAGTTGTTGAAAACATAAAACTACTTCCTGAGCGCAATCTATTCATGAAAGGCGTTTTGTCATGGGTAGGTGGAAAAATTGATGTTGTTGAGTATTCAAGGGCTGAGCGTGTTGCCGGCAACTCAAAATTTAATGGCTGGAAACTATGGAACCTGGCACTTGAAGGTATAACAAGTTTCTCAACATTCCCGTTGCGAATGTGGACCTACATCGGTCTTGCTGTTGCCAGCGCGTCCTTCATTTATGGAGCATGGATGATTTTAGACAAGCTTCTATTCGGAAATAGTGTTCCAGGATATCCATCATTGTTAGTTTCAATACTTTTCCTTGGAGGAGTACAGTTAATAGGCATTGGTGTCCTTGGTGAGTACATCGGAAGAATTTATACAGAAATAAAAAAACGCCCGCGATATATTTTGAAAAATAGGACTTGATGATTATGCTAAATAAGCACTTTTTTTCAGTTATTTTATTCTTTATTATTATTTTAGTTCCTTCGGTTCATGTTCCAATGCACTCTGATGATTATCACTACATTCTAAAAGGAATGTCGATTAATGCAGAAATCACGCATTACCTAGGGTGGAGCGGAAGGGTTGTTGCGGACATGATAAGCCCATTTCTTTTAGTGTTTTTCCCTACAAAAGTTATTGGTATTATTAATGCAATATGCCTTGTAAGCGTTTCATTATTAATATCCGCTATTCCTTACGCACTACTAAAAAAAGATAAATGCTCATGGTTTAATTTCTCTGTAATAATAATGCTGTACTGGATTGCGAACCCAAACTTAGGACAAACATCATTTTGGGTTGTTGGTACAGCCAATTACTTATGGACAAACTTATTCATACTTATATATTTATATGCAATAGCAAGGATACAAAATGACAGTAAATTAAATTACTCCCTTGTTTTTTTACTTTCAATAATTGCTGGCTGTTCAAATGAAAATACCTCTATTATTGTGGTACTGATATCAATATGCCACTCAATTTACTTATATAAAAAAAACAACCTTAAATTTTGTTTCTTTGGGGTAATTGGTAGCGTTATTGGCGCATCTATCTTACTGCTTAGCCCTGGTAACTATTCTCGTGCTTCAACATTTCCTGGGTGGGTTGACACACCGCTTCAAAATAAAATAGCTGACCATTTCATAAATAGATTTGAAGGCACGTTGCAGGTTTATTGGCAGGTGTATATAGTCATTGCTGTTTTTATGATTATATCGGCATGCTCAACAAAAGATCGCCACAGTAGAAATCATTTAGTATATTCATTTATATTTTTGATTTTTTCAATAATTGCAAACTGTGCATTTGCACTGTCACCATCTATACCAGATAGAGCACTGAACGGTTCATTAATTTTAACATTAATATCAGCTTCATTTGTTTTTTCATCTATAAATATAGACGATATAACAGGCAAAATATTAAAGATTGCCATATTGTCATTTTGCACCCCAATATTCTTATTGTCTTATTATCTATTCACAAACTCTTTATTTGCAAATTATTACCAATCCCAAATCAGGGTTGATATGGTAGTAAATGATAAAAGTTCTGGTAACAATACAGCTTACATACCTTCATTTTATTTCACTCCTTTATTAAAAGCCTCAGATTCAATTGATTATTTTCATAGCCCTTCTATGTCTAGCTTCTTTGGTTTAAGTTATATAGGAACTTACTCGCCTGACTTTGATTATTCGCAAGTTCGAAGAGCAAGTTTTTTTAAAGGTCCTTTTGTACTAAATAATGAATTATCTATAGATAAAATATTCATTTACCGTGACACTGTATTCTCACAATACAGACTAATCGCCAAATTTAATAAAAATACGTCATTATTATCAGGCAATGAAATATACCTACACATCAATATGGATGACGGCAAAGTGCTGATAGCAGATCTTGGGAATAACAGTCTGTGGATTGATGAATCAAACATATCTCAAGTCCCATTGGGATTCATTAACCCTGAAAAAATACAAAGTATTACCTATGGTATATACACAAGACAGACTATGAAAAGGATTACAGAGAGAACAACAAATATTCATGGTATGCTACAAAGTGAATAATTAGAAGAAGATGCGGCGATTTTTCGCCGCATAAATCAAGACCAATACTCACCGTCAATATGTATCATATCACCGGATGATAGAGCGAATGGGTTTATGTCATTAACTAGCCCCCCTGAATACGTAAGTGTCATACCCTGCTCTCCTGATTTTATGTAGCCCTGAATAGGATATGATTTATTGTCTGACGCATCAAAAAGAGTACCACTAACAAAAGATGTTACTGACGAGATATGTGGCGCCGTGATAGCTATGGCTCCTGTAATAGAACTTCCAGCACCCAATTCAGTGTGAACAAAAACCCTTGTTTTGTTTCCGAACTTATTGTATGCGCCGAATGTAAAACCCGATCCTATGTTAACATTAGATAATGTAGGCGTGTAACTGTGTTGATTGGCGTCAACAGCGCGGTAAGTGTAAAAGTTTGGCACGCCACCTTCATTAAGGATACTCATGTATGGGTCAAAATCAAGAGGGCGGTCAATGCTATTTCTAGCGAGCAAATGGTAAACAGTTGCACCAGTCGGGGAATCATATGCGATGTTTACACCTTTAATTGAACAGCCGCCAGCGCCCTGGTCTATAGCATATTTAGTATTCCAGAAACGACCGCCATATACGTTAATCTCATGGCACCCCGATGCAACTCTAATACCAATATTTTCTATAGTGGCGTTATCTGTTTGCCCATCACAGTATGTCTGGTAGAAAGTAAATCCCTTAGCAATCCCCTTTATGTCAATTCCAATTGTTCCTTCAGACGGTTTGCACTTATAAAAACTGAACGCGTCTCCGCCGTCAATTTCCCATTGCGTTGTTTTTCCGTTTGATGATAGTACGTTGACGTTATGAAACTCCAGGAAACTATTCTCCTGAAACCCCTGTGTATCAGTAGGTTTAGGCTCATAGGTTTTAATCCCCAAACCAGTTGCCGAACGCACTTCTATATCACGGTAACTGTGATCAAAGACGGCCTCGTGGTACAACCCTATTCCATTAGGGTCTGTTATCCTTAGATCTGAAAAGTCACACCACAAACCTGCACGTCTGATATCTAGAGCGTTACCGGTGAGTCCATTAGCTCGTATTTCGAAACCTTTAAACACCGCCCCGAATACCGCACCCTGTCCAGAAGCACCCCATCCAGTACCCCAAATTTTTATTGCGGCATCCATCGACCCCACTGGCACGAGGAAACAACGCTCACGTCCAGCGCCCTCGAATTTTGCCGAGACGTTGGTTGTTTGATTTACTAATTGAATTCCAGAAGTGAATTTGTATCCTTTTTGGGCGCTCCCGTAAATAGTATTGCCTGTTGTCTGCGAGAACAGCGCAGCAGCATTTAACGAAGCTGTATCATCGGTAACCCAGTCACCTTTTGCGCCAAAATCTTCAAAGGTATAATTCTCAGCCATTTTATCATGAACAGTTCTGGCTACTGTCCCATCTCCTGGTTGTTTTACAGCGACCAGGGAATCTCCAAATCCATCTGATGGATCTGCTAACTTAACTTGTAACTGGTCTGGATCATACTTAAGCACACTCGGATAGTAGAATTGTTGAGTGCCATATGCATCGTAAATAGCCATAGAGTGGCCCTGTACAGTCACAAACTTTGCAATCTGTCCGTTATATACAGGGTAACCAGCAGCGTTAATGATGATTGGTTGCGAAACAGGAATGTGAGAACCGTCTTCGTTTTCCACATAAACCTGAATCTGGTTTTCAGGATTTACAGGGTCAGTGTCAATTTTACCGATATAAATTTTGCCATTGGCTACGGCTTTAAAAGAACGCGCCATAGTGAAGAGTTGCGAAGGCATACTCACTACAACATTGGCTGTAATGTCTGTCATTTAATTTGCTCCAGATACAAGGAATGGCCGCAGCATGGCTACGGTTGGCATTTGTTACATACCGAAACGGTACGATTGTTGATTTGTACAGTGGGTTTTACGATGCCATTCCACCCATTTGGTGAGGCATTGATGATGTACAGCAAATACGATGAGGCGCAGTTCCACTTGAGGCTTACACACGAGTTGCACGCTAAGATTAAGCAGCGTGCAAAAATGAATAACAGGTCTATCAATTCCGAAATTGTGGCTACGATGGAAGAATCACTCTCCAAACCATCACCTGTAAGCGGGTATCGTGATGAAGAAGAGAGGCTGGCCTCATTAATCTCGGAACGAGTAAAAGAAGTTGCGGCTGAAATTCTAAGGAAAGAAAAAACCCGCGATTAAGCGGGTTTAGTTTTCATTATAAAATGTTACGCCACATTTGAGCCATGTAGCAGGTGTTGTAGTGCTTTAACGCCTTCAGAATTGTAGCGGAACGCCTCTACCTGTTTGCTGGAATGCGCCGATTTATCCAGGAAGAACTTCCCGTACTGCTCAGTTTTGAGGTTGTTTGCGTTAGCAATGCGACCAATCTTGTTGGCCGTTACTCCAAGCTGCTCTGCAACCTCCCCTGCTGAGTAGTAATGCTCTTCTATTGCCGGAAGAGGTATTGCATTAAAACCAACGAGCGGGTTGATTATGCTTGCTGCAGCAGTCTGCTTTGCTTCCGGCGCAAGATTTGGCATCAGATCGAACAGATTGGTAACAGCTTCAACCGTCATTTTCAGTGTTCGCGCTTGACGATACTCAACAAGTCCACTCGCTGATTTACCGCTTTTAATGTGTGCTTCCTGCATACTTTCAAGTTTGTCTACAAGTGTTCGGCGAACTGCTTTAGATTCGCGAGCAGCAACACGAAGCGCCTGCTTGATAGTCATGGAGATAACATCAATGTCAGCCCCGTTTTTCCGACCTACACTTTTTGTGTAGGTCTCGCCCTCCAATTCATCCTCAATTTTCTCGATGAATTTGTTGTTACGTACTGATGGCTCTCCACATAACTTGCGAGCTTCATTAACCATCATCAGAAGACTTTGGCTGTCAATGGTTTTATCCGTGACAACGGATCCGATGTTTGCTACATTCTTAAAAGTCATTAGGCATTCCTTATGTGGTAGTAAGGGTGTGACATAGGCCGCCAGCAGCACACTGGCGGTTTTCTTTTTGCGCCGTCCGGCGCACCAATCAATGAATCCATTCCTCGCCGCGCAGTTTTGCCAGCATTGGCTGAGCGTTCTTTACGACAAAATTGTTGGTATCAAGATTCTTCATTTCACGAAGAAGTGATTTCTTGGTTTCTTCTGACATGTAGCGAGTCTCATATGCAATATCGTAAATCCTTCCTGAAAGCTCAGAACCAATTTGCTTCATTCCTGGGTAGATGTGTTTGCACATTTGTTGACTCTTCTCCATCCACAATTGTAAGTAGCAGAGATTAACCAGTTCTTCGTCAGTAAACTGTTTTGCAATCGGTGAGCATTCTGCCTGCCGATCCAAAATATCCAGCACCCAGCGGCGGAACTCTTTGGCTACCGGAGTGCGAGCAAACATAGCGATTAGGTGGGCACCGCGTAGTGAGAAAACTCGCACTTTTTTGCGATAATTTCCTGAGGTACTCACTTCGAGTACCTGAGTCATTCCGGCGCTAAACTCATCGCTATACTTGTTATAAATCATTGTTACTGCACGACTATTTGCGTATTTAAGTGCAGATGCAATATTAGATGATGTAAACCAAACACCATGCATATCACGGGTGGGCACCAACTCAACTCCGTGGAAGTTGTAATCTGCTTTTGCTACAATGCTCATGTTAGTTTCCTTGCATACGGTTACTGACATAGAGGCCCGGTTTGTGTTCGCGCACTGCCGGGCTTCACTATTTTTACTGGGCATTAACTCTTTCCTCCCTCAGGCTTTTAGCCAGTCGCTGCACAATCGCAGAGTTGATAGAAATTCCATCCATTTCAGCAACACGTCTAATCTCCTCCTTCATTCGCGCTGGCAAACGAAGCTGGAAACTTTGACTTTTACGACCTGTGTAAAGCACATCTTTCATAAGTAATCCTCCCACAATGATACCAACTTGGTTCTAGAACCAATTTAACACCATTTATTTTGATGTCAAGTTGGTGCTATTGTTTAGTAAACATCTTTACGTTGAGGTCATATGAGCAAGTTCCCTAGTCATGAAATGGATAGGTTCAATATCAGGCTTCCGGCAGGAATGCGGGATGCTATAGCCTTAAGAGCAAAGGAAAACGGCAGATCAATGAATACAGAACTAGTGTTTATCATTGATGATGCATTGAAGTCTCCGGTGCCTGCTGAGGTTGATAACTCCAGGATTATGAAGATTTACTCAAACCTCTCCGGGAACAGGCCATCAAACAAAGAAGAGTTTGAGCGGTGGGAGAATGAGCTAGTCAAAGCAATTTTCTACTTACTAGATAGCATCAGTTCTCATTCGCAAATGTATCAAGCTCTCAGGAGCTTAAGGCAAGATGCATATAAAAATGTTTTTGGCGATGATGCTGAAGACATCCAGTTTTGAAGACCATTTCATCTGGTATCCTGCGCAAAACTAAGGAGGTTGGTGTGAAGCGATGGGTTATAGGTGCATTCTGTTTTCTAATTAGTGGTCTTGCACAATCGCAAGATAAGGATCTGAAATTTGCTAACGACATGTTAGTTACAGCTAAAGTTGCTGGTATGTGTGGAACATTTAAACAAATGTTTGCTTTTCAAGAAGCAACACAGATGCCCGGCGGAGATGAATTTATTGAACGTTTTTTGAATACGGAAATTTCTCGCCTAGGAATGTCACTTCAAGAGTTCATGAAGTTGTGCACAGATTCTATAGAGTCATACAATAAATTAAAAAGGATGTCAGAATAGCCATCCATGGCTATCGGGAGGTTAATATGGTAACAGTCGGTTGGATTATTGTTGCCCTGCTTGTTGCTCTGTGGGCAAAGAATCGTTACTACTGAGAAAAGCGACAATACCAACGCGGGCTAGATTTTTCTTCTCGTCCGCTGATAGCGTATTTACCCAATCCCTATATGGTTTCACTTTCTGCATTGAAGCATCCACCGATTTCCTAGATGCTGGGGTGCTGGCGTGACCTGAGGCAATCCTTTTTGAGAGATTTTTAAAAGCCGGAGATGCTATTAATTCATCAGCGGCAGCCATTCTTGAATTTTTACCAGAACGGAGGAGGCTAAAGAGTACCCCTGCCGTACCGGCTCCAGGCGCTCCGATGGCTGTGGTTAGCCCTTCTGCTTTAGCCACGTCTTTTCCTATTCCATATATACGCCCAAGCATTCCCTTCTCTCCTGCGAACTGATTCATCATCCGGTCAATTTGAGAGGAGGAATACACCTTCTCGCTGCCCACCCTTTGCATGCCAGAAGCCACCTCATAGATGTTTCTCAACCTACGCGTAGCCTGATAGCCAATTGCCCGGCTCAATGCCTGCATATTTGATTTGTTTCTTGATAGCCCTCCATACCACTTAACAAATCCAGGAACACCAAGTGACTGCCCGGGAGATTTAGCGAACGTAGTGAAAGCCCTATTCATTGCGGTGGCAACAGCTGGTTGCACCATGTCATCAGGAAGATTTGAAACTAGGCGACGGAAATCACCGCCCTTTCCTTGAGACATATCGACGATAGCTTGCTGTAATTGCGGCACTATTCCTTTATCCAAGTCTCTGCCAAGATTTTGAACAGCGGCTGCCTGCACTGCGAATCTCTTTCTCCCGATCTCTCTAGCTAAATTCCATGTATCCTCTGCACCATATTTGGCAGCAGCGGCTCCCTGATCTTGTATCAGTGCGCTTTCAATAATTCCAAGGTGCCGAGCGTCGATGCCGCTATATGGCCCTTTATCCATCTCTTTGCCAAGAGCCCTTCCAACCTGCCGTCGAACTGCATCAAGAAGACCATAAGTCGGGGCGGTGTTTGGGTCTATTTGTTCCAAGGTCTTTGACAGTTGAGGATATAGCGATTTTAGTTTTTCCAGCCCACCGACATCATCTGCAATATCCTCAATGGCGTTAGTGGTATGGGTGGTATCTACGGTAGCTCTTGTTGGAATTTTTGCTCTAATTTGATTGTATAGAGTGTCTTCTTGGCGCTTCAGGTTTGATCTTAACTCCTCATAAGAGCTTTTGACCTTTTGATTGATAAAGTCCTTATCAACGCTCCCACCAAAATCATTAATAAATTTATCTGCCTGCTCTCCAAGCCTACTAATGGCCTCTCGCTGTGCGTGGAACAGTTTATTCCCTGGGGTTGCAGCTAAAGCATTTTCAAACGCGCGGTAAGAAGGGTTGCTGGAGTACATGCCGGGAGTTAAGGCATCCTCCATCCCAAGATTGCGGGCGGCCTGTAGCACAGAATCATCTGGTGAAACAGCTTCCGCGAGAGCATTTAAACCAGATCTGTTTCCTGTTATTGGATTCACATCTGTAGCTTTCGTTGCAACCCTCGCCATTCCACTAAGTTCAGATGCCTGAGACATTTCTGCCGATGGAGGCCTAAACCTCTTCGTAACCGCACTGGCTGCTTTGCTAATCACTGGAGATGCCAATTCAGCAATTGGACCAGCGGCAGCACCTATAGCCGCCCCTGTAGTTACATTGCCACCGGTTCCGTTAGCAACAACACCACCTTCAACCGCACCAAGCCCTGCGGCGGCAGCCAGCCTTGCCGCCCCTTTCGGAACCTGAGAAATAATCCCACCACCACTAACAAATGGCGCTGCTTGTCCAACAAACTCACCAACATCTTGTGCGGTTGATGGTTTTGCCGCTAACTTCTGCTGTAGAGACTGAATTGCGGCTTGCTCTTCTGGTGTCATATCCTGAAACAGGCCAACACCTTTACCAACATCCATCAATCCACTGAGAACGCCATACATAAAACGGTCGAAACCGTTAGCATTATTAACAACATTTTCCTGTCTGGAATTTTCCTCTGGTGAAACCAAAGGAGATTGCTGCTGTTCTGGTTGGGAATCAAGCACAAAGCCATCAGGAAGTTGTGAGTTATCAGGCTGTTCATCCAGAACAAACCCCTCTGGTAAACCTACATTGGTTGCCATTGTCCGTTCCTGTAAATAATTTTCTGACCAGTTTTAGGATTTTTCGCGGTCATACCTTCTCGAAATGTTTGACCGCCAGATGTTGCTTGTTGTGTCTGTTGTTGCGCAGGCTGCTGAATATCTTCATACAGCTTGGCTTTTCTGGATTGCAATTGCTTAGTTAGTCCGCTGGGGAGAGAATCTCCATAAGTTGAAAGATAATCATCCATTTGCTGATTAAACTTTTCGCCTTCAGTATTTGCCATCAGTTTTGAGGTGTTGATTAAGTCTTGGACTTGCTCATTATTCAGCATCTTGCCGTTAGATAATTGGCTAACATAGTTACCAAGTGTGCCGAATATTCCATCAGTGCGTTTTACCTGCACTTGCTCACCTTCGCGTACCACAGATTGCGGATCCAGCGATTTCATATAGTTGAAAATCATTCCCAACTGCGCTGCTGGAGTGTTGCGCTTCCCAAGGGCTTGTAGGTTGTCAGAAGCACTGCGCATTGCAGAATAATTCTTTGAGAACCCATTAATATCACTATTCAGATCTCGAACAAGTTTTGGGTCAATCTTTCCGCTTTCCTGTTGTTTCATCCCTAATTCCTGCAACTTCAGGGCTACGTTATCATTATGCATTTGTGCCCGCTGAGCCCTGTCTAGTTGAGCGTTCTGGATATTTGCCCATCCTCTCGCATTCTCCATATCAGCCTGACGAATGCTTTCATCCAATCGCCCTTTCTCTAGTTGGCGACCAGCCATTTTGTCCTGAACATTGAAATAATCATTAGGACCAAGCGCAGCCATCCCAAGGTGATCAACAAACTCTGTGAAACCTTGTGGATTTTGCTGATACATTTTCGCCACATCCAGAGGGTCTACTCCGGCACGAGTAAGCTCAGATGAGTTGTTCTGCAACCATGACATCATGGCTTCTGGAGATGAAGCTGCCAGTCTGGCACTTGCTGCCAGTGTGCCGACAGAGGAACGCTGGTCTTCATCGACAAATTTCATGCCGTTTCTTACAGCGTCAAACTGCTCAGGATACTGTGATGCCAGTTTTCGCATTGCATCGCGGTCACCAGATGTATATGCATCAGCATAAGCCTGCTGAAACTCTTGCTGTCGCTTCTGCTGATCCATCTGCTTATACATATCCATGACAGATGAAATGCCCTGCAAAGCCTGCAAGCCAACGTTATTACGTCCTGAACGCTCCATCTCGTTATTCTGTCGAATGTATGCAAGCGTGGCGTCTGCATCACTTGCTCTTGGAGCGTTGGAGTTCATGCCGCCTAACCCGGCAAGAAGCGCGCCTGAATTACCAGCCTGTTGCCATGTAGCCAAGAGACACCTCCATTAAAAAAGTGAACCAAGAAGACCGACGCCAGCACCAATTGCTGTACCCCAACCAGGCATGATTGCAGTACCTGCAGCTGCACCTGCTGCCGCTCCACCCAGGGCGCTCTGAAATCCTGATGGTTTATTCGCATTAGCCGCAGATGCTGCCGCCTGCTGTTGATACAATTGGCTGACGTTGTTGGCATAGTTCTGCCCGGCGTTTGCCTGACCTGTAAGAGCGCCAAGGCCGATATTTGCCAGATTGTTGTAGTTGTTCATCTGACCTGACAGCCAGTTTTGACCGAGTGTAGGTGCGATTGCTGCTAACTGGTTTCCTGTTGCTGTAGAGCCTAATCCACCCGTTGCCTCTGCTGCTGCCAGACTCTGGTAACGCGCCTGACCTGCAAGGTCTTTGTACTGCTGGGAGTTGTAATACTGGTTAAGCGCCTGACCTTGCCCCTGAAGAGAGGAAAGATTTTGCAACTGTGATACGTACTGCTGAGCGAGTGGCGTGAACGGTGCAAGGTTTTGCATGTTCGTCTGCCACATTTCACGCTGCAATTCGATGCCCTTTTCAGTTGCGCGTGCCTGTGCCTTTGAACCGCCATCACTGCCACCTTTGCAGTAAACAGCTTTGCTGAGGTGCTTATTGGCAATCTGGAAAATTAACATTCGTTAGCTCCTCGTATTTTGAGCGCGGTAACTGATAAATCGTGATGCCCACAGGCTTTCCATTGCTGGTATAAGCATCATCAAGGTGACCAACACGGGTAGCGCCAAGCAAACGGATAATTGCCCGTCCGTATTTCGTTGTGTCAGGAACCATGGTGATGCTGTTAAGGAATGGTGAGTTTTCGAGAAGCCATTTGCAGAATAATCGATGCCCTTGCAGTGCATATTCACCACGGAATCCGTGGTCGTACACCGCATGACATTCAACAACGCTATGCCAGAAGTTACGCACTTCATGAACGCCAGCCAGCACTAATCCTTCGTAGATGCCGAGATATACCGCATCAGGCTTGATGTAGTATTTATCTCCACTGTCTACGATATTTCCCGTGTTTGCCGGGTTGTTGAGGAATTCTGCAAGCTTCACCGGATTGTCGATGAGCTTTATTTCCATCACTGCTCCGCAATGATTTTGATGGTTGTGGCAGTAAACGCCGCACCATTTGACTGAATGGTTAACGTGCTTCCATTTGTGGCAAGAAAGCCGTCTTTATCCACGCTGAAGAACGTAGCTAACAGGATGTTGTCGGTTGTTGTCGCCGCATTACGACTGCTGACCAGCGTATCAGGAACGGAACCGGAGAATGTTAGCTGCATTGACCTGTTTGCGGTTCCGCTGGGCCACGTCCCGACAATCGACAGCTTGAAGAACAAGGTTTTGTTCTCGTTGAACACAACCATCTTGTTGTTAACGGTGTCGAAGAATGGTGCCAACGTGCCGGATGACGGCGTGAGCGTTTTCAGCAGGCTAACAAGGTTGGTCGGCGCTGTCGGGATGGTTACTGATACGCCAGAGTAAACAACCTCTGACTTCTTGCGAGTAGTGGCATACTCCAGAGCATCGATGCGCGTTTCATGGTCTGAAACCTGCGATTCCAGCGACTGAACTCTGGTATCAAGCGACGCAATATCGCTTTCATTCTGAGTGATTCGTGTTTCATGTTCCTGAAGAGTTGATTCTGCCCGGCTGATTCGCTCCTCATGATTAACAAGTGTTGCTTCCGCAGCAGAAATTCGTTGCTCATGGTCAGCGAGAATCACATCCTGCTCATCGTTCCTGACTTGTGCATCATAAGCGCCCTGTCCGGCCTCGTTGGCCTTGTTCGCCACGTTACCAACATCAGTGCCCTGTGCGATAACGTAAAGCAGATACGACTGCGAGAAGATATTGCGTGGAAGAACTGATGTGTCGAGTCGTGTAGCTTGGATGATTACCGGCACATTGAGATTCGAATCCGCCATTACTCAATCCTTATCTGGCAGCCAGACAGAGTGACAGGTGACTTCGTGATAACGCGCAATTTGAAGCCAATGTTTTTCCTGATGCGCCCTACTCGCTTCCACAAAACACGCTTGTCGTAAACGAACGGTTCATTCTGCTCAATCATCTGCTCACGCCCGTAATTGATGCCGTCAGTGGTTGCAGAGAGGAACAGGCGGTCAGCGTATTGAGCAACACCAGTGGATGATTCAACCTCAAGGTCGAAGCATCTGGCGTTATCTGCTTTGAAAAGGGGCGTAAACAGTAGGTGTTCTTGTTGTTTGTCGTACTGGCTGCTGATGTCGAATTGCAATTGTCCGACCACCGCTTCTGATTTGTCGCCGCACGTTATCTGGTTTCCTTCGTACATGAAGTCGACGCCGCGATATACATCATCGTAAAGCCCGGTTTTCAGCACACACCACTGAGGTCCGTTCTGGCTGGACGATGCGTCGTAAACCAGAACATGGCGAGGGAGATGAATAATCAGAAGCTCATGAGAATCGAAGCGCAAAGTCTCCATCACACCCGTCGCCATTTCTTCAGCGGTATATGAGCGGATAATTTTCTCAATACTGGCGGTCGCAATTGGCGATGCCTGCCCTGAGCCGATGATGTAGACGGAAGGTGCGCCAGTAGCCGGATGACTGATAAAGGCGTATGAATCAGCGAACGGCGTTTTACAGTATGTTCCGGCAATGCCCTTCTGTACCATCAACGATGGCTGTGCGACATACAACGCAGCGCCAGCGGTGGTTGCGCCTGTCAGTGAGAAATACTCTATCGTTGACGAACCAAAGCAGACGATGAAGTCTCTCCATGTTCCGATGCCGATGATGCCGTCAGGCTGCGACTCTGCGCGATATTGTGCGCTGTAGCGGTCAGGATGCGATTCATCTTCGAGGTCAGTGATAAACCATGAATCAGTGCCGTCTTTTGACCACGCATAACGCCCACGTAAGCGCGTAATGTCACGCACTGAACCTAACTCATACTGCGTGAATCCGCTGTCTGCAGGCCAGTTTGAGACGGTTTTAACCGTGCCATCATAGCGATACTCGACCAGTTGGCCATTAACGCCTACCGCCTGTGATGTCCGACCATGTGCCATTGATACGCGACCACTTCCGGCAACATCACCAACTTCGCTTTCTCCTTTGTAGAGCTTGCCACCACAAACACGATAAACAGCATTCTGAGCGGTGTTGTACTCAACTCCACGCGATACGCCGTTCATATCATAACGTTTGGTAATGCCGGGGAATGAGCGGAGATAGCCGCTGCTGTTAAGGATTTCTTTGGGTGTTGCCAGCATATTCACTGGCAGATAGTCGATATAATCGGCGTTCTTGAAGTCTTTACCCATTCCCTTCATCATGGGGAGTTGTTGAATCGGCATTCTGTTCTCCGGGGAAATAATGCCATTCGTTCAGATTGGCGAAACTGTTTCCACTGCCTGTCGGCATGCGTGACGGGTAAGGCGCTCGTTTGGCTCTGGAAATGGCGGTTTGCTTATAGAGAAGCTCTTTTCCGTATTTAGCAGTGGCGATAATTTTGGCAGTAGCCTCAAGCGCATAATCAGGAGCAATGCGGCAGGCCAGATTATGGAATACGGCGCTGACTGCACTGGAGCGAAGGCCATGGTCGTCACCTTCAGCAGGAGGATTGTCATCATCTGAGAATACATAGCCGGTAATGATGCCTTTCCCGTCCTGATACCACTCCGCCATCATCGCTTCCAGATCATCAACGGCATCCTGCATAGACTGAGGTTCGACATCGGTAAGGGTTGCATCTGATGCCACGCCCAACTTACGAAGCGCAGCCCTGACCAGATCGCCTTTAGTCTTTATCTGCATCGCTTACCGCCTTAGGCTTGCGGCCTTTGCGTGGCTTAACATCATCTGCTTCCACGGGCAGCAGCTTTGATGGATGATCAAGCCAGCCATCTTTGACATATTCCGGAAGTTCGCTGGAGTCGATGACCTTCATCTGAGCCATGACGCCCCATACCATGATGCTTCCACCGGGCTTATAGATTGCTATTTTCATAGCCACTCCATAAAGAAAGGGGCCGCAGCCCCTGTTAGTTACGCAGTCTGACCAGGCAGGCCAACACCGATTGCCTCCGGTCGTGTCGCGTTTACGCCGTACCACAGCGCAATACGGCACAGGCCGGACAGGGTGGAAATATCACCCTGCGTAGCGAAGATACCGTTCAGGCCAACATCAGGGATGCTGAATGAGGTAGTTTTCATACCTGCAAAAAGTTCATGGTTAGCCGGAATCGGCTGAGACACGATACGAATAGCATCGTCAGCCCAGAACACATTAGTGCGAGCGTCTTTAACGTTCAGAATGTTCACTGCCATTGCATCAGCCAGCGAGGTATTAACGTTGGCGTAGGCGCGTTGCTCAGGAGACAGGGAAACATCATCCAGCGCAACTGGCTTCGGCGTAATTTCAACGTGAGTAGCGTCAACAACACGGACCACGGAGAAAGTCGCGTCCTGCGCCAGCACGTTCTTAGCCATCTGACCGAGGAACTTAACGCCAGCAAACGAGATTTTGTCGCCGCGTTTCAGGCCGGTAGTTGCAGACAGGGTGACGGTAGCAAAACGGTTATCAACGTTAACTTTGTTGCCATCGTTATCAAGTTGCCATGCGACAGGCTTGAAGGACTGCGCACCGGATACAGTGATGCCAGTTGCGGTGGATTTGGTCAGCACAGGAAGTTTCGGAGAGCGCAGGACATCATCGAAGCCAGCGACCTGACGCTGAATGGTGCCATCGCGGTATGCTTCTTCAGGGATGCGCCCGAAGATATCACGCTTGGTCAGGTCATAACCCGCCTTTTTGTAGTCCTGCGGGTTGAAGAAGTACGATGTGCCCATGTCGCGGTTAAGTTCGCGGGAGAACATCAGTTCTTCTGCATCGGCCACAAAGTTCCAGGCATCAGCGGTATTAGTGCCGATTGCATCCGGCGAAGTGATAACCAATGATCCCATCTCGGCGGCCATGTTTGCGACTTTCAACTCAACGTTATTCGCCAGCTTGCGAGCTGCTGACTGGATACGGTGACGATACGCAGTCTCGTCTCGCAAGTCATCAGCACGCAACTGGAAGAAGTCGTTATCCGGCTCTCCCATGTTTACCGCGACGTTAAGTTCCAGTAACCCTGTCGCTTTATCAGTTAAATCCCAGCCCTCCTGAGTGGGTGACTCTTGCTCTACAGGCATCCAGATGGTATTGCTGGAGCGCTGCATAGAAGCAGCAGGCGGGGTGTATTTCTTGGCTTTCTGCGCCATTGGAGTGATTGCGGAGATGGTTTCGATGATTTCATCTACCGCCAGTGTAACAATTTGACCTTCGTTCAAAGCCATTATCGGATTCCTTTAAGTTTTGCCTTTAGCTTGCGGTAGGTTTCCACATCTCCCTTGCTCGCAGCAGCATCCATTTGTTTACGAATGGCATCTTTATTTGCTGCGCTGACATCACCGGTAATCGGCTGGTCAGCAGGGGGAGCGGAAGAGATTTTTTTACCGCGAGGCTTGAGAGTTAAGCGTTCGGATAGTCGAGTGAGTTCAATCAGCGCGGACTGCCCATCCATCGCCAGTAACTGGCGGGCTTTCTCCGGGTTTGCCCCCAGGTGATACATGAGCGCGGCGGACTTTTCCGGGAACAGGCGCATAATGTCTGCCCCAACCGCAGGCGGAACCAGTTGCATAAATGCGTCTTCTTTCTCCTGATAGTCAGGGATGTTGAGCTTTTCCGCCGCGTCATAGTGTTTGCGGGCAGCTTCGACGTATTGCGCTGATTGCTGGGTAAACTCCTGAGTCTTGCGGCCCTGTTCTGCTACGGCATTGCTGCGGGCGTCCTGCGCTTTCATTAGCCATTCGGTATTAGCAGCATTGAAAGCGGCAAGCGCACGGCTGTTGTCGTAGTCATATTTAGCCAGGCCTTCTTCTGACAGATAGGCGTTAATGTCTGGCTGAGGAGGAAGGTCAGGGTTTACCCGTAAACTCTCCGGCAATTCTCCGCGTTTAACTGCCTCCATCTGCTGCTCAAGCTCGCGCTGTCGTTTGCGCTCGATGCGGCGGCGGGCGAATTCTGCGTTCTTTGCCGGGTCTTGTTTTGGTGCTGTCTCATCGTCCTTCAGGACAATCTCAAAGCCCTCTTCCTGACCTGCATTGTCGTTGGCATTATCGACAACTAAGCTATCAGCAGATGCCGCTGCATGATCGCCGGACAGGGTTAAGTCTTCAGTTGCCTGAATTTCGGTGGTTGGTTCCATGATTAACTCTCTCTTATTGAGGTGTCTCGGCTACACTGCCGGAAGGTTGATTTTGTCTCTGCGATTGCAGGATGTTGGCAATGTCCATTCGCTGCTTGTGCGTCTGTTCATCGCCTTTAAGGAGTAACTCAGCATTTGCGCGAGCGTCTTCGCTGCGGTCCTGCTGGAATGAAGCAACGGTTTTAAGGAACTCTCTAAACTCAGATTGTTTACTGAGGTCCATGTTGTTGAAGATTTCTGCGATTCTGGCAGCGTTAAGCTGGTTCTGCGCTTCGACTTTAGCTGCATCGATTTGCAGGGACAGCGTCTGGTTCTGAGCTTTAGCCAGTTCAGCCTGCCCCTGCAGGAGTACGCCCTGAGCCTGAACCATTGCCGGGTCTTGTTGACCTTGTTTGGCTTGTTGCGCCTCTACTAACCATTGCTGCTCTTCGGGCGTTTCTGGCTTCTTAACGCCCATCTGAATAAGCTGCTTGTTTGCATAGTCACGCATCATCTCAACACCTTTACCATCAAGCAGGGTGAAGTACTGAAGCAACAGCAGTTGATATTCTGGCGTTCCCTGTGGCGTCTTGCCGAGCAACTCAAGAATTTCTGCGCGGTTTTGCTGCTTCATGGACTGGAATGATGGTCCAACATCCGTGTAGCACTCATAGCGCCCCCTGATATCGTTTAGTACCTGCTTTTCTCCAGTAGCAAGGTCAACAACCTCAGCCATTAGCTGAACATCTTTCTCGCTGCCATCCTCAAGGGTAATCGTAACGTTGCGAGGAACATCGTAGATGTCATTAACTATCGACTGGTAAATCTCTCCGTCACGGCGCATGGCGGTAGCCAGATTATCCTGAAACACGTATGTCTCAAGGTCAGCCCTCATATTCAGTTGATTGACGGTATCAAACGCAACCTGTCCGCCATTTACCGCTTCTGTATCAACTCCGAGAGTGGCAACCTCTTTTACTGCGCTGGTTGCTGCTTCCAGCATGTAGGCGTTGGCTTGCGGCACTTCCGGGTTTTCATAATATGCCAGCGGCTGAGTCGGAAGGTCTCCACTATTTTCGTCAGTGCGATTGAGCAGGTAGTATGGGTAATCGTCGTTACCGTCGTACATATGCTCAAAGCCTGCAATCTGCTCAGGCCAGAAGAACGGCTTCTTCTTCGGAGTGCGGGCCACGATGTCGGCGTTGAACGACATAATCATGTTGCGCAGACGCTGGCCGTCTTTTGTCAGGCGGACGACACCCTCATACACTTCTTTATCTTCAACGAAGCCCCACTCTCCGAACACCGGAACAATGGGGATATGCTCGCCAGCAATGAGCTGCTTGTCTTTGAGTACAGCAGTGCAGGTGATAATCGATTTGTATACCCGGCGACGCTTAATCTGGCGCTCTGCAATTTTGATAAATCCACTATCAGCCAGGTCATCGATGACGTCTTTAATATCGCGCTTAAAGTAGCTTACCGGCTCACCCGTAACCGGGTCTTGGTAGATAAACGCCGTCTCTTTCTTCTCGACCACTTCGTAAAACTCAGCGATCTGAATTGTGTCCTGCGTCAGCCATGGAAATACCCAATCGTTGGGGTTCTGGAATGATGGAATATCATCCGCATCGAGGTCGTATTTTTCTGCGAAATCCTCCCAACCATTCTGGCTCATTGAGTGGATAACTGTGCAGTGACGGGCGTCAGACTTATCCATCAGCTTGCTGTTGCTGTCCCAGATAACGTGGGAGCAAGCGCTATGGATAGGCTCACGACGAATAACCTGATTGTTGCTCGTTGGACTTTGGTCTTCGTAGTCAGTGACCAGACGCCACGCACCTACGCCTGATTCAATCTGCTCACGAACAGCGACATTGACCGCGATTTTTGCCGTGTTGTGCCGCATGTCTGTACGATACATACCCATAAGCACATCAGCGGCGTCAGGACTTGCTCCATCCTTTGGACGATACAGAACATCAATAGGGTTCTGACGCATCTCAGAAACGAGTTTGCGCACCACTGGTCGTACAACATCGAACTGCCCGCGATATTGCAGGGTTGTGTATTGTGATAGCCAGTCATCCCATTGAGATAGGCGAGAAAAGAATAAGTCGCTCTTCGCTTCCGTCCTGATCTCATCACTGGCAGTCCAATCGCAGTCGAACTTAGTCAGTATTTCTTCTAAACGATTTTCTTTGTTATCCATAATGATGCCGTGATAAAATTAATGGGATTACTTACCAAAGGAAATAATATGAAAAAGCTATCCATTGATGAGATTCGAAGCCTGTTTTCATATAACCCGGATACCGGAATCCTCACGGCAATAAACAGAACTCGCAGGACAGATCTGAATGGCAAGCCAGTTGGATGCCCTCACGGGAACGGATACCTCGATGTGAGGGTTGGGAATAAGCTCTATTATGTTCACCGCCTGTGCTGGGCTCACTATTACGGAGAATTCACAGATCTAATTGACCATATCAATGGAAACAAATCGGATAACCGGATAGCCAACCTTCGCGCAGCCAATAAGAAAATGAATGGCCTGAATCGCGGAATAGATAAAGACAACTCATCTGGATTCAAGGGTGTGACATTCAGGGTTGATACCAAAAACTACATGTGGCAATTCGTCATTGACGGGAAGAGATACACAAAAAGCGGCTTCCCTACAGCCGAAGAGGCATACAACCATAAACTTAAGTTCATCGACGCATTGCAGCACTCAGCGTCAGATTTTCTTAAGCCATAGCCATTATCGTCCTCTGCGTACTGGTCTAATCGGTGCGGGGATTTTCTTTTCTTTCGGCTTTCTGATATCGCGCATCATCCTGGCGAAGCGGCGCATCATGTAGCCGTAGCGAGTAGCATCGAGCACATCATCGTTGGTCTTGACAATCTTGCCGTTTTCATCGCGATGATATAGGCGGAACTCTTCAAAAAATGGTTCGCATGTGTTGAATACTTTGAATCTTCCTTCAAGCATCAGGTCACGAAGTTCACTAATGCCTGACTCTACTGAGTTACCGCCATCCGGGAACGTTGCGTGTTCGGGAAGCATAGAGAACCCGGCGTCCGCATATTGGGTTTTAAGTTGCTCACCACCGCCCTTTTCGTGTTGGTGACCGTCATGAGGCCACGCGACAGGTATTTTGTTAGCCCACGACTTAACAGCACCCCACGCCTGAACGGCAGTGTTCTCTGATTTCTTCCATACACGCGCCAGATAGAAAACATCTGCGTCTTTGTCCCACCAAAGCTGAATGTGAGCTTGCGGGTGGTTCCAGCCGAAGTCCTGAGCGTCGATAACATAGAAGTGATCGGGACACTCAAACGGCTGGCACTTAATCGTCTCTTCCGGTATCTGGAATATTCGACCGCTACCCATCGTAGGAATACCGCGAGCACGCGCCTCTCTCTCATGCTCAGGATAGGATGCGATGATTTGCTCTTTCTGCTCGTCGGTGTAGTGCTCAGCGTCATAGATGGTCATGTTGACCACTTTCTGCGACTTACTGGGATTCTTCAGGAACTTGGTAACAACGTCAGACATCCCCATCAGCGGGGTAAACGTCAGAATTGAGAATTGCCCGTATTTGTTTGTACGGGTAAGACCTTCGCCATAGATGCTATATGGCGGCTCTTCGTCAAACCAGACGCCGTGAATTGTGTCGCCCTGCCAGCGGGCGCGGCCCTGTGAGTAAGGCTTAAAGTAGCATATTGAGATGCCATCTTCGACGCCTTCTGGCGTGTGGTGCTTAACAAGAAGGTGATCAACAAGATTAGGGAAGAACGGAGACTTCTTCCAGCTAATGATGTCCTCTTTCGGGATTGACCCATAGCCAGGTTCATCATTCTCTTCGATACGCCCGCACAGGATGCGTTGAGTCGTTTTGGTTACAGTCTCGTTTGTTTCACCGCCAATCCAGAAGACAACTGGCTCATAGAAACGCTTACCTTTCCACTCTCCGCCATATTTACCATCAGCCGGATAACCTTTCGTTCCCGGGTATCGCCCGGTAAGGTGAAACGCGACTTCAGCAGCGCCAGTAAATGACTTACCAAGCTGGTTACCAGCCATAAAACATCGCTCTGGATAGTCATGACCTGCGTCGATGAACTCACGCTGTTTGCTGTATGGCGCAAACTCATATAGCAAGTGTGTATTTCGGTAGTTCTCTTCTTCTTCGAGTAGCTCGAGCAATTCGATTTGCTCTTCGTCGCTCAGGTTATCAAGAATCGCGTCCAGTTCCACGGTTGAATAGCTCCTTGATACGAGAGCGGCGCTTATCGCGATCTCCCTTATCAGGTGTCACGTCTTCAACTTGCGACTGCTCTTTGAGGCCCAAATCGCGGGCGATGATGTTAGCGTTGAGAAGATCAGCGGCTGCGCCGGAGAATTTTTGGTCGTAGATGATTTGCTCTGCTCGCGTAACGACCTCAGATAAGTCTTCTCTCACCCTGTATTGTCGCCATGTCTCAAGCGTCACATCGAGGAATAGCGTTAGCCCAGTGATGGTCATCGCCCTCATCTTGGCGATAGGCTCTTGTGTAACTTCTCCTTGATATGAGAAAGCCTTCATCTCCCATAGTGGGTTATCCTCCACCCACTCGAAGTATTCACAACAAGCAGCCCACAGCGCCTCAGGCGACTCGAATTTCGGGTTACGCCCATGACTACTGCGGGCCTCCCAGAATCGGTTTCCCTTTGGTGCTGCCATAAGTTAACTTCCTGATGTTGTTGCGATAGTCACGTTAGCCGAACCATCAAAGGACGTTGAACCTGTGACAGCGCCGGTTAGTGTGATAGTGCGAGCAGTAGATAACTTATCCGCCGTCTCTGCATTCGTTACTGAACCGCTTGCAGAAGTGTACTTAGCTTCAAATGCTGTCTTGCTCATATAGAGCAGCTCGCCGTACTGGCTCCGGAACAGGTATCCGCCAACCTCTGGCTTGAATACGGCTACTGTTTGCGCTGACATGTACTGGTCAGCATACGGGCCGTCGAATTCTGCGTTTGCACTTCCGTCATTAGCGTATTTGATAGCTTTAATCGGAAGAGCAGACACATATACACCGTCAGCATCTTTGTAGAGAGGCCATGATGGCGTGAAGTTTGGGTTTGCCATTACTTGGCTCCTTCTTTTTCTGGTTCATGAAAGAACGGCAGGAAGTGACTGAACATTCTGTCAAGCATGTAGCAGTAGGTTTCGTTTGCGTCGCCAGGATGAGTGGTTACACCAACATCTCGGCAGACATAAAATGCGACGTGAGCACATTCATGAACCAGTGTGGCAGCATTTCCATTGAATACCCCAAGCAGGTAAAGGTTCTCGCCTGTTTCGGTATTGCAATATGACTGTGTTGCCCCCGCCAGCACCTCATTCCCGCCGCTATCAACTCCAAGATGAATACAAGCCTGACCCCACTCTTCCTTTGAACGACACAGGTAGACATTGGCGCTATGGAACAATGGCACGAAGAACCGGGGAAGTTTAGGCCACTTCGTCTTTGCCATTCGTTATGCTCCGGTAGTGAACAGGTCTAACGCTTCCTTCGATTTACGCACCGCTTCGATAGTGCGGGTCGTGATATCAGAATTAGCGCCGCCTGACTGAAAGTGAATTTTGAATAGCTCAAGCTTCAGTTCGTCCGTGCCGATGAATTGAAATGCTTCTTCTGCGGCTGCGTTCTGGTTCATGACCAGCTTGTAAATCTCTAACTGGAATTTCTGTTCTTCAGTCATGGGAATAATCTCTGCCATTGTTGGCTCCGTTTATCCGTTAAAAGGGATATCAGTTAAGTTATCCCGTGTAGGGTATAAGCCATTATCGAGACCACTCATTGAATGGTCTCTGCAATAACCGATGTCTTTCCATCAGTCCGCCACCACAAAGAATCTTTTTTGCCATAAGGCAGGAGGTTCATCTTTCAGTGGCTGCCAGTGTTATTTCCCCACTTACTGGCTTGGGTTGTTTCGTGGTACTGCCGTAACTGGTTACCCAGAATAAATTCCGGTTTCATTATCAAGCCCACCCGTAGATGGGCTTTGTAATGGATAGCTGTTGCTCAGCTCTCGTAATGCTTTGATTTTTCCGATAACGCAGTTTTGCGTTTGCCATCAGCACGCGATATCGAGAGTCAACTGCAGTTGCTCGCGCCAGTACTCAACATTTGCTTCAATAACCGGCTTATCCCATCGCCAGCGAGCCATCTCTCTTGCCCCATTGCTGGCTTTTGATTTCCGGTCATCGCGAATGCGACATGCTTGCTCATATTTCTGCTGCTCAGTCAGTTCACCGCGAAGCAGACTATCAATGTGCAGGTCGCACCATACGGAGAATTTCGGATCGCACCATCTTGCAAAGGCAACTGATAACTTTGGATGCAGCCATGTTCCGCCGCCCCTGTCCTTTCGTGCCTTGCTTGTTTTTACATACCCGGAATCACGGGTATGTAGAATTTTCGATGGCTCACCTGAATAAACCTCATCCAGAGCTCTAACGTATTCGAGAGTTTCAGTGTTGGACAACCAGTGATCCAGACGCTTCCCGAAACGTTTTGCAATATCAGTGGCATTAATCCAGCCATCAGTATTGAAGCGGATAGGTTCGCCTTTGTAATTTAGTGGAACGATATTCATAGCGTCTTACCTTTTAGAAAGATGAGCCTGTTCGCACAGAAAAGCCGCCCCGAGATGGTCGCCACCATATACGGCAGTTCTCAGGCTCAGCTTTCTGAAAGACTCGGGATTGTTACGCGCTGCGATGCGCGGTTTACTGCAGATGTAAAAAAGCCCCGCAAATGCGAGGCATTTTCCTGAAAGTCACTTGTTAAATTTCTATGTGATGGAAATTACTTCAGGCATTGCGTCCTGATGTACTCCTGAAGCGTTCTCAGTGCTGCTTGGTCGCTGATGATTCCGTCCCGGATACCGAGAACGTTTCGTCCAGCAACTGGAGAGAGTTCGACGGTGGCATCATTGCCCATGCCGGAGGCGCTGGAGGTTTCGGCTGAGGATGACACAGGGCATTTTCCTTTGACGAGCACCCTACCACCATTATCAAGCTTGCGCCGAAGAGCATCATTCTCAGCTTTCGCATCAGCAAGCTCCTTTGTGTATCTGGCGTCAAGTTCTGCTACATCACGCTGGCGCGTTTGCATATCGGTAATTGTCGCGTTCGCCAGCGCCAGCTTTTGAGTAACAGTGTCGCGCTGGACTTTGTAGGTGATGGCGTTATCACGATAATGATTAACAGCCCATGACAGGCAGACGATGATGCAGATAACCAGAGCGGAGATAATCGAGGTTAATCTGCTCATTGCTTACCCCACAAACAGACATCACGCTCAACCTCACGACGAGTCATCAGGCCTTTCCATTGCTTACCGCCAGCGTATGTCCAGCGACGTAGCTGATCACATGCACCTTTGATATCACCCTGATTGATTTTGCGAAGAAGCGTCGATGTTCTGAAATTGCCTGCGCCCACATTGTAAACGAACGAGTAAAGAGCGCCGCGCGTTGTTTCCGGTATATCTACTTTGATGTACGGGTTAATTTGTCTGGCGACAGTGATAAGGTCTTTATTCAGGAGGGCTTTGCATTCTGCTTCGGTATACGTTTTACCAGGCATGATGTCTTTTCCGGTGTGGCCATAACACACAGTCAACACACCGACTACGTCCTTATATGGTTTGTATCTGACACCTTCCAGACCATCGTTACCACCGGGGCCAGTGATTAACACAGATGCTATAGCAATAGCCCCGCCACTTATCGCCGCCATTACGCTATTTCGTAGTGCCGGTGACATTGCCATTCAATCTGTCCTCACGCTCTTTGCGTTTGTAGTACCAGTTGATGCCAAATGTGCCGACAGTACAAAGAATACCAATGATGACAGCCCAGTCATTCAGGGAGAGAATGCCACCCATCGCAGTCAGTCCTCCGAAGCTGTAACTGAACCATTCTCTGATTTTGTCCATACGGTACATGCTCTACCCCTTCATTGAGGGGATTTGCTCTATTTAATTAGGAATAAGGTCGATTACTGATAGAACAAATCCAGGATACAGTGATTAGTAACGTGGTTTGTTCGTGACTAATGGCATGAGCAAATCAGGCAGGAGGCTGTTAGCGCAGTCTCTTGCCGCCCATTTTCACGAATCCCAGCCATAGTGCTGGGTTTTCTTTTGTGTAAAACGCCCTACCCCGTCGCCACGAATGAGCAAGGGTATCTGGATGTGTTCTGGTTATTGGTGATAGGGCGCTTTCAGAAATGTCGTGCTTAAAACGCGAAAATCCCCGAGCGGTTAAACTCAGGGCTTTATTTAACGAGTGCATTTATCCATCGTTGAGTCAAATTTACCCAACTTTATTCAAAAAGTCAATATCATGATGTTAATATGTTGCCATCCGTGGCAATCATGCTATTAACGCGTGACTGCATTCAAAATATTGTCTGCGATTGACTCTTCCTTGTGGCATTGCACCACCAAAGCGTCATACAGCGGCTTAACAGTGCGTGACCAGGTGGGTTGGGTAAGGTTTGGGATTAGCATCGTTATGGCGCGATATGCGGCGCTTGCTGGCATTCTTGAATAGCCGACACCTTTGCATCTTCCGCACTCTTTCTCAACAACTCTCCCCCACTGCTCTGTTTTGGCTATATCAACCGCACGGCCTGTACCGTGGCAATCTCTGCATCTTGCGCCCGGCGTCGCTGCACTACGGCAATAATCCGCATAAGCGAATGTTGCGAGCACTTGCAGTACCTTTGCCTTAGTATTTCCTTCAAGCTTTGCAACGCCACGGTATTTCCCCGATACCTTGTGTGCAAATTGCATCAGATAGTTGATAGCCTTTTGTTTGTCGTTCTGGCTGAGTTCATGCTTACCGCAGAATGCAGCCATTCCGAATCCGGCTTGTGATTGCGCCATCCCCATAGCAGCCATCACATCAGTACCGGAAAGAGAGTCAGAAGCCGTGGCCCGTGGTGAGTCGCTCATCATCGGGCTTTTTGGCGAATGAAATTTAGCTACGCTTTCGAGTCTCATGCAGCGTCGCCTCCCGCCGGCTTGTTCAATCCAAGCCGGTTCACCAGTTCACGCTCTCGCTCATGCAGATAATCCATTGCCTTCTGGTGTTGCTCCGTCATCTCTCTGACGCTGCGCAATTCAGCTTCGTCACGTTCACGCTGCTGTTTCGCCTGGTTAATGCTGGTTATGCTGCACATTGAGATTCCCCCATGCGGAGTTGAATTCCGTCCTGATACCAGTCTGGTAATGTGAAATCGATGCGCCCTGTAACACCATGCGCCCTTAGCTCCTGTAACCGCTTCAGTTCGTTCTTCATGTGCTGGTATAGCTCATCCATCTGCCATGTCTTTAAGCGCACAGGAACACACGCCAGACGCGCTACACGCTCTATTGTCATCTCCCCATAGACAATCTCCGCATGCGCGGTGAATTCGTATGGGTCTTCTTCAAGTTTTCGGTGACAGCCAACGCAGTGGGCGAAGGCGTTATAGGGATGGTATCTGGTGGCTTTGTGTCGTCGGGATTTGAAGTGGGAACAGTGGAGTTTTTGTCTTTCGTGGTGAAATGATCGTCCGCAGTAATCGCATTGCCAGTCCGTTCGCTCCCTAACCAGTTGGGAGAAAACGTCATCAAACTTATCTCTCTTTAGCGCCATTGTGTCCACCTTTTGTCATTTTTTCAGCATATTCAGGCCAGTGCTTTTTAAGTATTCCATAAGGAACTCTCAGGCTTATTCCATGGCGATTAGCCCAGTTAACCAGGCTGTTTCTGGTTCTTCCAATGGCTGCAGCCATAACGTCTGCAGGAACCTTACCAGCTACACGCCTGATGTAGTCCTGCTCTCTGGGTGAATATGACTTGACGCTATTCATCGTCTTCTTCCTCGTACATTGAGTTATTCGGATCGCTCATCAGTTCTGCGCAGCAGTGCTCACACACATGAACTTCCAGCACATGCAGCTTCTGACCGCAGTTAGCGCACGTTAAAGCTCGCTCGACACTTTCTTGTTCGTAACTTCGATTGGGGTCAATCATCGCGTTTTCCTCGCGCGCTCTCTAAGCCACCGGATATCCCACAGGTGAGCCGTGTAATTGAAGGTTTTTACGTCAGATTCTTTTGGGATTGGCTTTGGTTTATTTCTGGAGCGTTTCGTTGGTAGGTATTTGCAGTTTTCGCAGATTATGTCGGTGATACTTCGTCGCTGTCGTGCCATACGTCCTCCTTCGTCTCTGGCAGCGGGAAATTACCCACTGGCGACCGCTCACATCTGATACACCATTGGTGCCAATAAGGTTGATTTGGCCGGAATCGATAATCGTCTTTGCTTTCTCCGCAGCGGTAGCAGTGTTTCATGCGGCGTCTCCAAACCTCGCTTTCCATTCCAGTGCTAACCGGGCTTCGTCTGACCACTTAACGCCGCGCTCTGTACCGAATGCCTGTATAAGCTCTAATAGCTCCGCAAATTCGCTTACACGCATCCTGCTGGTTGACTGGCCTATTACCACAAAGCCATTCCCGGCAAGGTTAGGGACAACGTCCTGCTGCTTTAATGCTGCGGTAAACACACACTTCCAGCTTTCTGCATCCAGCCATCGTCCATGCCAGTTAACCTGACGTGAGACATCACCAAGGCAAGCCCAAAGCTTCCGATTTTGGTCTAAGCTGCGGTTGCGTTCCTGAATGGTTACTACGATTGGTTTGGTTGGGTCTGGAAGGATTTGCTGTACTGCGTGAATGGCATTTTGCTGATGTGCTGGGGATCGAATTTCAAAGGTTAGTTTTTTCATGTCTTCCCTCTCCACCAAATAAAAAGGCCTGCGATTACCAGCAGGCCTGTTACTAGCTCAGTGATGTAGATGGTCATTGCCAGCACTCCTCATTGTCACGGTCTCTCCATGTGAGCCATATAAACTCATAGACGAACGGGATAAATGCCTCAAAAAACCGTTTCCACTGCTCATCAGAAAATCCTGTCGCTTTATCAACCATCAGCTCTATTGGATGTTGCCCCTTTGGTGGTCGAGTGACACCTGACAACCTTTCAAATTGCATAATGAGCTCTTCTTCGTCGATACATCTGTTCAAAACAGCAATGAAGCGGGGATTCAAAAGCATTTCAGGTATTATTTGGTTGTTCATTCAGTACTCCGTAACATTCTCCTGCCTCCACACTTCGTCATACTCCGACTTCGGCATGTTAGCTATGTAGTTGTATGGTGACGCACCTTCCATTTGCAGGAACTGGTGAGACTGCTCGTCAAGAAATAACGGCACACCGCCTTCCCACCCTTCCCCGTTTCGCTGCTTCTCAAGCATTAAAACAGATGCGGGCGCAGCAAGAAGTTGCTGGTCTTTCTCGTTAATTTGCTCGCCAGCCTGAACGCGCTGTAACGCTCTCTCGCGAGCTTTATTGCGCCAGATGATAAATAGGTTATCTGTCAGGTCTGTAATCGCTCCTGAGCCTTTTACGTCCATCTTTCCGGTAGGTTTCTCCTCGCTGTCTCCCTTTCTGGAGTGAGTGACGAGGATAATGTGAGAGTTGGTTTTATTCTTGAAGTCGCACAGCGCGTCAACAAACGCCTTTTGCCCGTTGTAATCGTCATCGCCAATCCCGCACTTCATGAGGCTGTCGATGATGAATAACTGGATGCCGTATCGCCGTCTGGCATATGTGAAAATTTCAATCAGGCGTTCCGCCTTGGCCGTACCTGTCAGGCCAAATAACCAGAGCCGGTCATCGTAAAACTTAAATGCTGATTCGATTTCCAGAACTGGCGGCATTTTGCAACATGTAGACTGCCGGGTCAGGCGTTTAAGCAGAATCCCGGGCTTCAGTTCAAGCGATGCGACGCATGTTTTTATCCCCTGTCTCATGGCCTCAAGTGCCATATGCCCGACAACCTCCGTTTTTCCGTGACCGTTCACGCCATTGACAAGCGTTAACTCCGCCTCACGGAACTGGAAGTTGTAAGCCAGCGTTTCCCACGGTGGGTTAAACAGATACTGCTGCTTGCCGTAGAAAGCATTGATGGTGTCCTGATAAAACTCACGGGCGCTGTAAAGCTCTTCGGGGTCGAAATATGACGCTGTACCGATGTACTGCCAGATTTCATCCTCAGCGACGCCGTTCATCAGGCATTCGTTGATATCTTTGTGCGGCAGTGTAACCAGACGGCAGCGATGTTCACCGAGTCGGCTTGCGATTTCCCTTGCAGCTTCACGACCAACATCATCACCGTCCATCGAAATGAATATTTCTTCAAACCTGTCGAGGTTATGGTATTCAAACTCAATCCACTGTTGCTTAGCGCCTTTCCCGCCACCGAACGGGACAGATAGCGCCGGAATTCCGTATTGCGCATAGCTCATGCAATCAATTTCGCCTTCGCAAAGCACAACCGCCCTCACGCCAGCATCGAGAGCCTGCCATCCGAACAGACAGGGTTCACAGTCACCTTCTGCCATGATGACTTTCTTCCCGTCCGGACGTTCGGTGCTGATTCTCTTGACCTGCAACAACTCACCATCGCGTTTGTACGGAAGCACCAAAGCATCCAGTTCTCGCTCTCCATTCCACACCTTGCCGCTGACAACCTCGTACCGCTTTACGACTTCTGGAGATATGCCACGCGATTGCAGGTACTCAAGATGGGATTCTGTTCTGGTAACGTAACGGACGATTTTCTTGCGGTCAGGTCTGGAAAATTTCTTCTCACGTCTGGCGTCGAAATGGTGATCATCATCCTTGATACCGAGAAATGCCTTTGCCTCCTGCATAGCCTGATGCAGATTTATTCCCCGACAGGCCATCCACAAATCAAGCATGTCACCGCCGTCGCCCTCAGCGAAATCAGCCCATTTTTTCTTACCGCTAAGGTTAACCTTAAGGCTGTTCCCCTTGTCACCGTTGACGTTGCCGGCAACCCACTCATGCCCATCTTTCTTGCCGTTTGGCAACAGGTGCGGAGCCACCCTGTCAACCTGCGCCCATAGCAGGTCGCTCAGTTCACTTGGAGTCATTACGCTGACCTCAGATCGAGACGGTTAAACCAGAACTCAACGAATGCAGAACTAAGCCAGCCATGGTTATAGCCAGCGATAAGTAACGATTTGATTCTGGATTTCATGATTCACCTGTCGAAAAACACGTAGCCAGTTTTCGATACGGTGATTGCGGATGATGGTTTGGATTGTGGTTGAATTGTTTCTGGCTTTTCGTCGTTCCAGCGCTGACCGTTCAGGTAGCTTGATGGTAACAACCTGTCGAATCCGAACTGCTTACCATTCCTGCATGCGATGTCTTCTGCCAGCATCGTGGCAAACTCGCTTGCCGTACCCCTGGTAGTTTTACGCCATTCCCTGAACTGTGTTCTGAATGCCGAAGCTGCGTTTTTCTTCCCGGCTTTCCGCATACCGGCACACCAGAATATTTCCTCGAATGCCTTATCGGTTTCTTCGTGACGGCCAGATGATTTTTCACACTCCGTCCGAACGCTTTCGGACATAATGTTTTTATCTTGTATTTCTTTCTTTTGAATAGTGTCTTTTGTGTCCCCCTGTTTTGAGGGATAACACTCCCTCAAATTGAGGGATGTTTTATCCCCTGTTTTGAGGGATATTCCCTCATTTTGAGGGATGCGCCATTCTGAGATGTTTTTATTTGGTCCAAACATGCCGCCTTGCTGCTTGATAATATTCATTCTGACGAGTTCTAACTTGGCCTCATTGCACCGTTTGACGGGTAACTTTGTAATCTCGCTAAGTTGAGAATCGGTGATTCTGTCCATTGGTTTATTCCACCCATAGGTTTTACGCAGAATGGCAAGCAGCACTTTAAAATGTCGCTTGGTCAGATCTGCACCTGAATAAGCCTCAAGCAGCATATTTGATAGTCTGGCGTAACCATCATCGAGATCTGCCACATTACGCTCCACGACCGGTTCTAACGGTCTGTAGTCTGCTAACTTAACGACGCCCATGTTTCACTCCTGCTTTGGCTAGTCTGTAAACACCAACAAGGCGCTCTGCGAACGCCCTGTTATTTGCTGCGGCTACCACTAATCCCTCAGGTGAATCAGGATGTCGAATCTCTTCTTTTTCCTGGTATTTCTTACTACGTTTTGTCATAATTACCTCTCCTGATGCCCTTAGAAATCCATCTGGATTTGGTCAGAACGCTCGGTTGCCGCCGGGCGTTTTTTATTTCTCGGCATCACAGCTTCCACCGCTTGCCTTGCTACTTCCCTGATTAAACTCGTCTCCCATACCTTCTCCAGAAGAACGAACGTCACCGCCATATCCTGAATGTTCAGGCGGCTTACTTTTGAATCAGACCATCCCGCCATCTTTGCAAAATTTGTCTGACCCATTGATACGAGTCGGGCGCGAAGCTCTGTTTCCACTTCGCGTATCTTTTTGCTGTGATTTGTGAGTTCCATTACTTAGTATTTCCTGTAGTTAATAGTTAGTTGTGGCTATGCGCACTGGCGCATAAACCTGTGGTTGATTTGTTATCTGGAGTTCGCTTTTCAGCGACGTAGGACGAATGTCCGTTGTTGGAAGTGGTGTTGCTTACGCAGCCTTTGGTGGAAAAAGATCGTCTATGGTTAGTTCGTAACCGTATTCTTTGAACGCATTGATAAAAGCGCGACAAAGATTGATGTCCATTCCCCTTCTGCCTGTCTCGTAATGACAAACTGCACCACGCGTACAACCGAGTACTTTCGCAAGATCTTCCTGCGTTAAACCGAAGCGCTCGCGAAAATTGCGAATATTATTCATAGGATCCTCCTCACCAATAAGTATACACATCGTATTCAATATCGCAATACATAGTTTACGAGTTGTGACTGTTCTTGTTTGATACAAATTGTATAATTTAAGGATGAAAATGAACTGGTATGACATAGCGAAGCAAAGGATTGATCAGCTTGGATTGAATCAGGATAAAGTTGCTGAACACCTTGGTGTAACCAAAGGTGCTGTTAGTCATTGGCTTAACGGAAGAAGGAACCCATCAATACAAGAAATTGGAGCAATTTTTCAATATCTTGGAGTTACAGACGTGAGGTTCAACGCTGACGGAACCTTTAGCGTTGGAGAATCAACAGAACAAAAGCCTGTTAAACCTCAATTTGAATACCCATTCTTCTCTCACGTTCAGGCTGGAATGTTTACACCAGAATTTCGCACATTCACCGAGAGAGATGCAGAATGCTGGATTAGTACGACCAAAAAAGCCAGTGATTCATCTTTTTGGCTTGAAGTTGAAGGCCACTCAATGACGGCTCCAGCGGGATCACGACCAAGCTTTCCTGAAGGAATGCTGATTCTTGTAGACCCAGAAGTTCCTGTAGACCCAGGCGATTTTTGCATTGCAAGGTTATGTGGTGATGAGTTCACTTTTAAGAAGCTCATCAAAGACAGCGGACAAGTATTCCTACAACCGCTAAACCCTCAGTTCCCAATAATGCCATGTAACGAACAATGCAGGGTTGTAGGTAAGGTTGTAGCCAGCCAATGGCCTGATGAGATATTCGGGTGATGATGGATAAGGGATGTTTGGGTGATATACAAATGATTAAAGAACGTATTTCTTATGTTATCCCGATCGCGATAGATGGCAGCAAATCAGGAGCCCCAGTCCTCATCTATGAGATGGCAAAAGACTCATATGAAGTGGATTTGTCATTCGGTATTTTTTTTATCGGTCTTAGAGCGGCCAAGAAATACTCCGTTGGCATCGAGGTGTTCAATGACAATGAGACACCAATTCCAATTGATACAAAGAAATTTTCCAACCATATGTTTTTCACCGTTGCAGAAGCTGGTGATGGAGAAACTGTTGTGTCGGCATCCATAAAAATAACGTTTCCTAAGGTTGAAATTATTAACCCTGGAATATTTGAAGTTAGAGCATCACTGGTTAATCCAGACACCAAAGAAATCATTGATGTGAAAAGCTCTTTTTTCGATATTAAGCGTGCTGGAGTGGTTCGCAATGAGTTCCAATAACACCGTTACTCAGCTTCGTCCAAATCAAGACATCTCTCGCCAAATTGGACACCACTTCACTGATGATGCATACTCACGGCATGGTGGTGGCAATGGCGGTGGTGATGACATGCTAAAACGTGTAGAAAAATTGGAAGAGAAAATAGCTTCTATTAGCACTGATCTAGCTGTTATCAAGGCCACAATGTGTACAAAGGAAGATTTACACAAAGAGCTGAATGGTCAGACTTGGAAAATTGTCATAGCCCTTGTTATTACTGTTCTAATAGCCGTTTTTTCTAAATACTACATAAAGTAACCCTGACGCCGAGCTGGGGTTCACTGCCTGCCGATCCCTACGTAAACAATTCGCCCGCCAACGTAACTCATTGATAATTACGCAAACGCATAGCTATTTCATCCATTTGCCCGCCACCTTGTAACCACAAAGATCCCTACTCTTTCGGCAGTGTCAGAACATCAATAGCCAGTTCTACAGCCAAGTCCACATCCTCTTCCTGCCACAGCACCTGAATCATTTCTATCAAAGCTTCACGCGAAGGTTCGCGCTGCTCTACCAGTACCTGCATCAGCGCAGTACCGAGAACCTCAACCACTTGCGGGTGAAGCTCCGCAAAGAACTCATCCTCACTTTTCACACAGATTCCTCGCTCGTTTTTTGTTCAGGACAGTATGGCATAGAGGATTTAAAAAAATAAATCACTTTAAAAATCAACATAATGTAAACAAAACAACTATGAGGATACAAAATGTATTTGCAATGATGTTTACTATACGTATACTAAACACATCAACAGGACACACTACTCACCAGGATGGTGAACATACAACGATTCAGTGATGAATCTACGCGGCTGAAAAGCCGGAACGACCAAAGTGAGCTTTGGGATGCGATGAATTGCAGTCCATCGAGACAACCAGAAGATAAGCATCTGGCATCGCATCACCAAAGTTCATCAGGAGGTCACTATGACGCGCAGAACAGTTTTCAATGGTTCAGCAGCAGGTCGTCGTCGTGAGCGCCGTGCAGCCCTTCAGAATGCGGTAACGGCAAGCTCAGAAGTATTACACCGCCCTACCCTTAGCCGCGCCCAGATTCAGGCCAAAGGAAAACACGAAACGCCCAAGCGTATTGAAGACGCAAAATCACTTCAGTTCATGGCGAAAGATGCATTCTGGCAACTGGAAGAGTACAAGCGTCAAATTGAGCGTGCTGCAATCGTGTTTGAGAACGAGATACGCAAACCAGCAGACAGTAAAAATCATCGCATTTACTACCACGATGCTAATCCGCTCGGAAATAAAATCCACGCCGTACAGAAGCAGCGCGGAAAATCAATTCCGGATTATTACGATTGAGATGAGATATGGAAGACGAATTTGAAGAGTTCGAAGAGCATCCTCAGGATGTGATGGAACAATACCAGGACTACCAATATGACTACGACTATTGATACCAACCAATGGTGTAGTCGCTTTGTGAAATGCAAAGGCTGCAAGCTTGATGCTGAATGCATGGTGAAGCCTGAGGAAATGGCTCTTGTTAGGGAAGATGGAAAGATTGTCGATAAATGGGCAATCAGAACCACGGCAATGATTGCCAGAGAGCTGGAAAAACTAAAGGCTACATAGTTGGTCTTCTTTTATCTCACTTCAAATATCTAATCAGGTCGCAATGCGGCCTTTTTTATTGCCAAAATTTAAGGAATAACAACATGACCAAAGAAATTGTGACATTCAAGGGATTTAACAAAGACCTAAAGTGCCGTGGCTTTCAGTTTGCAATCGGTGAAACCTTCCATCACGATGGAAAAGTAGAGGCTTGCGGTTCTGGATTTCACGCCTGTGAATGTCCTTTCGATGTTTTCAGTTATTATCCGCCGGCAGAAAGCCGCTATGCGGAAACAATATCTTTTGGTATTACAGACAGTGAAGAAGGAGGTGACACTAAAATAGCCAGTTCCAGTATCACAATTAAGGATGAGTTAACGCTTCCTCAGTTCATTCAACGTGGTATCGAATGGATTTGGAGCAAGATAGATAAGTCTCTTGAGCAGCAGATCATGTGTGGCAACCGGTCAGCGGCAACCAACACTGGCGACTGGTC